CCATATAAGATAACTTCCCTAAAGTTATAACTCGTCCTACTGTTGTAAGATAAGCCATGTCATCTTTTGTTGAATCGGGAAGAAGAATACCACCCTTTGTTTCTTTTTTAACAGAAACGGGACGAACTAGAACATGATATCCCGGTATAGTTGGAAGAGGAGAAGGATCGGAAACTTCCTCCTCCTCCCCAGAAATCCACTTATCGTTTATAATTGCTTTGTTTAAAGCTAGTTGTTGCATATTTAATTTTCTCCTTTAATCGTCATCATTGTCTGAACGCATTCTTTTCTTAAGAATATCTCTCAGTGCTTCTCTTGACCATTCTATACCAGCACAGTATCCTACCATATGTTTATAAGTAGGAAAATCATCTGCACTTCCTGCAGCAACTGCTCTAACTATTGTTTCTAATTCTTTATTATATTTTTGGACGACCTCATCCCAAAGCTCCATGTTTATTCTGCTGCCTCCACAACAGGCTGATTCTGATAGAACTCAGGCCATCCAACCATGTTAAAGACATATCCTATTGCCATACCTACACCCACGGCAATCATAATTTTCCAATACTTGGAGCAACAGTCTACTGTTTTTTCGCCCCACATTGTAATACTCGAAATTATGTTCATATATTACTCCTTATCTTTATCATTATATTCACCCTTTTCTGCTTCCATTCTGGTTGCCATCTCTGCAACCTTAATCAAAGTTTCTTGGGATTGTTTCTTTCCTTCTGCCTCGCCTCTGTCTGCTGTATCTATTAATTTTATTAAAGCTTTTAACTGTTCAATATTACTTTTTACTTCATTTCCTTTAGAGGCTTGAGCCAGCTTTGCCACTGTATCCATAACTTTTAATTCCTGTTCCTGATTTAAATCTGCATCTTTAACTGCAGCATTAAATAACATATCTACAGCTTTCATGGATTGTTTAGCAATTCTATCTCTTTCTTTTTCTTCTGACTTACTTTGCTGTTCTGCTCCTTTTTGAACAGCCTTTACAGCTATTTCAGATTCTTCAATATCTAACTTTCTATTTTCTAAAGCAGCTTCTGCCGCATCAGTCTGTAGCTGTATCTGAAGTTTCTGTTGTTCCAAGGCTAGTCTGGATTTTTCAATCTCTACCATTTGCTGTTCTGGAGACTGCTGTGGACCCATAGCCATATTTGCATTAAGAACCTGTTGTGCAGCCTGTGCCATAGCAAGTTCTGCTGTTTGAGGCATTGCTGCTTGATCAGGAGGTAACTGCTCAATCATCTTTCTTGCAACACCATTTACCTGTTCTTGGTATTTCATGATTGAATGTTCCTGAATATTAGATTCAATTAATGGTTTTATTCTCTGCATAATTGGAGACTGACCATGAGCAGGGTCTTGTAAGTATGCCATCTTTACCTGAATATGGGCATCATGATTCTGACCGGGGAAGGACGCAATTGGAACTCCCTTTGTTGCAGCCATAATATCTGAAATAGGATCAAGGGGTTTAGGCTCAATCTTTGGAGGAAGTATCTGATCCAGATTCGGCATATTCGCCGCTCCAAGGATTGTTCAATTTAAAGCTTCCAGATTGAACATACCGGGAGGAGACTGTTGAGATAACTGTAAAGCCATCTGAGCCAACATCATCCTGTGTGCATTAGAGGGAATATTGGGATCAGAAACGGGGATAATATCTACCCTTCCGTCAAAATCCCTTTTTAGAACGTGTCGGGATTGCCCCGGCACATTGAACGGATATTCATTTGGTAGGTAATCGTGATTGATTCTTCCCAATATCTTTAGCTCATCTCTCTGCGATTTGTGAAGTCTTTTATGTATAGCACTGAAAAACTTACTTGACGCTTCAAGCAAAGCCATTGTCGTTCCGACAGGACCATATGAGGAAGCATCTGATACCATTTTTTCTGTGTTATCAGCAAACTTCTGACCTGCCCCTGAAACAAAGCCAAGCATCTGGAACAGAGTCGAGGAAGGCTCTTTATATGGCAAAGTAATAATTGCTTTACTTAGGTCCATACCAGTTGCTTCAACTTCTTTAAATTCCCCCGGTGCTATTGGATCATTATCGCCTACAATTCTAACTCCTTTAGCCTTATATCCCCCCGGTAGGTTCGCAAACTGACCTGCATCAATGAGTGCTCTCATGGCTGCTGTCGCAGTCATTGTGAGATTACCAAGGAAGTGGATCAGTCCTAACCCGTAAAAACCGAATCCCGGTACGAATCTATAATGTACAAAATGTAATATTTTTTGTCTTGTTTCGTCGTCGGGTTTATAGTTTCTACGAATACTAAGTATTTTTCTTGATTGCTCTTCCAGAGTGACAATGTAGGGAAGAGCAATTCCATCATCGTATTCTGGATCATCTTCCAGTTCCAGATAACAATGCTGCTCCAATAAAGTATATTGAGGATCATCTGCTCCTGCAGGAGACACACCAAGGATTGTATCCATCTTGGTTGTCATTGCACTTAGCATTGGTATTCCTGCATCTGGAAGATCGACATCCATATACATACCTGAAGCTATTTCTCTAGCTAAATCATTTGGACTTCTATAAATAACATGAGTATACCTATCAGCTTTTCTTAAATCACTTGCATAATAAGAGACATAGAACTGGTCAATAGGAACAAACTCTGAAACTGGTCTGTCCAAAGAAGCGTCATAATAAATCTTTTTGAATGCTGAGCCTATCAATGGCAGATGGAAAAGCATTCTTTCAAACTCATCAAAGTATTCTGGCATCTGCTCAGTAAGCTGGTAGTTCATAAACTGCTCTACCCTGTCAGCTTGCATTTCTTTTTCTGGAGAATAGTCTCCCATGATCTGAGCTTTAACTGGACCAGAAGGAGGAAATAATTCGTTGGATGCTTTTGACTGGAACTTAACAGCGTTCTCTACAAGCATTGGATGTACTGCTGTACATGCTCCCTCGAAAGGCTGTGAAGCTTCCTCAAGTTTTAATCCAAGAAGATCGAAGCCTCTTTCAAACATAGACTCCCATTCATTTCTTGAATCCTTATCTGCAGTAAACTTATCAAAAACTCCTGCAGATATGTCTTCTAGTTCTGTATCATCTATGTTTTCAGCGAGATTTTCAAACCACTCTTCTACTGTAGGCTTTTGCTCAACCTCCAGACTGTCCTCAAAATTGACTACAACTCCCCCATCTGGGGATGCATCAATAGTAACTGCTTCTCCTATTTCAGCAGACACGCCACCTTGCCCCACAGGAAGGGTAATGATTTCTGCCTGTTGTCCTATTGTTTCATATGGATTTCGTTCAGTTGCCATTCTTATAAGTATCCTTAAATTTTGAAATGTCCCAAGTAATCGCCTTGCACCATTATAACACTAAAAATTCCAGTACGCAACCCTCTGTTGTCTACGGGGATTTTCGTCATCTTCCCAAGAGGGATCATCTGGGTGGCCTATGCGCCAAGACTCTCTCATATAATGGACTGCCATTGTCAGGGCATCCACCTGATCATCATGCTTTGCATGGGGAAAGGTAATTAATTCTTCTACAAGTTCATCTGCCCATCTTTTATTCTTTGGTATCCAAACTCTTCCTGATTCAAGTAGAGGACTTGCTGCATATACTCTTGCAACCTTATCCTTATCTGGTGTATATTCCAGAACTGGCAGACCTCCTCTTCTCATATCCTGTATAAGAGACTGTCCAGAGGCTTTCTTTTCTACAATACACACATCTGGCTTATACTCATCGTAGAGAAGCTGCGCCATTCTTCTTAGATCAGGGTATTCATAGCGTCCTCTCTGGTTTCCAAGCAGGATAAGATTACCTCCATAGTATTCTCTTCCCTTATCATCTTCTTCTGCTGTGTCAAAAATACCCCATGTCTGTATGACACTGAAATCTGCAGTTGTTCTTGTACTGAACGCTGTATCATATGTCTGAATTATAAAATCACATTCAGGAGGATCGTCGTAATCCCATTCCTGTATCCACCTCTTCTTTATTACACCCCCTTCTTCAGGGGTTGGGTTCTGCATATATAAAGAGTTCCAGTATCTGGACCCATTACTTGCAATAATCTCTTCTTCATCTATTCTTAAAATTTCATCTGGCTTCCATTCAGGAAAATAGCTTGATCCTACAGGTAAATCCAGTAATTCAGAAGCTTCATCGTCTATCCATGCAGGAATCTTTACAACTTCCCAAGGATATGTTACTTCCATATCCATTATTTCCTGTTGTTTTAGCAACCATCCACAGAGATCATCATGATGATACCTTGTATTAATGATAACTATCGCACCATTAGGCATAATACGGGTTCTTAAGCCAGCAGGATACCATTCCTTGATATATCTCCTACCTGCTTCAGAGAAAGAGTCTTCTTCAGACATTGCATCGTCTAATATGGCTATATGTGCGCCTCTACCAGCAATCTGGCTTCGCACACCTGCCGCATAGTACGTTCCATTGTGGTTTGTCTTCCACTTTCCTGCTGCCCTTACATCTGATCTTAGAGTAACCCCCTTGAATATGTCCTGAAACTTGTCCATTCCAACAATATCTCTTACTGATCTACCGAAATCAGAAGATAGTTGGTCACTATGAGAGATTGTGAGGATTTCGTGCTCTGGATTATTACCTATATACCAAGCAGGGAAGAGTTTTGAGCAGATTACAGACTTTGAACTACGGGGAGGAAGAAAGACCATAAGCCTTTTTATCTTTCCATCCTTAACTTTCTGTAATTTATCTGCTAAAACCCTGATATGCTTCCCCATCTTCCAGTCAGACACAAGGGTTGGAGCCATTAATCTGATAAAAGACAGGAAATCATCATTACATTTGGATGTAATCCTCTGATCCAGTAAGGAATACATCGCAAGAAGACCATCATACTTGCTTATTTCTGTGTTTTCTATGTTTTGTTCTGTCATATGTTATATATAGTTATTATAAAAGAAGGGAATATTAAAAGATAAATATAAAGTGTATATAATTTAAAGAGTTTGTCTTGTCTGTGTAGATTATAACATATCTATGTAGACTACACAAGCCCCGGTTTGGAATTAATTACCCCAGATGAGAGTGACCCTTGTATTTTTTGTAATTTTTTGAGAGGTCTGTTTTATATATATACACCACGCAGGAATTTTTGGGGTCGGGGGTTAAGAAGAATGTCCAGAAAATCCCAGAATTTTCGAGAAATTTGTGGCGAAATCTTAGATTTCCTTTGCTCTCCGAAGCTCTCCTAGCCTCTAGAGACTGAGTTCTTCGAAGTCTCTAGAGTCTAGAAGAGCTTCGGAGAGCTTAGGAAATCTTAGGAAATCTGGGGCTTGTTTTCATACATTACATATTCATTCTACTTTGTGTTCATCCTGCATGTTCATTTAAGTTTATTTTCCGCAGATTATTCTGTGATGTTATGATATGTAATATGATACGCAAGTCTTTGATTTACCTAGGTTTTTTATATCTCGTTAGTCTGTATCAAGATTTATTTTGTACGATGAAACTGCATCGAAGTTAGATGATGTTTTTTCTTGACAAGATGAGAATTATGAT